GGTGCTGTCTGTGGTTCATGCGGGATGAGGCAAAAAAAGAAGCCCACCAGCGTACCATGTAGGATTTACACGATACGCCAGTGGGCAAAATACATTATTTTATTATAATCTGGTCTTGTGTTTCCTTAAACACTCTTGGAACATTTGACATAGTATTTCTCCTATAAAAAAACCCCGGGCCCGTAGGACACCGGAGTAAGATCAGCAATATTATTTGCAAGCTCACCACTTGCTATACTTAGCAGTAGCCTATTTAATGCTAAAAGTCAATAGGTCGTTCTGATAATTTTCCGAAAATCGTGTGTATTATGCTGGCCGTCGGCCTCGATACCCTGCCGAGCATCACAAAGTGTAGGTAATCAACCTCACCAGCCGGAGTACAGCTTTAACGTGTCGCCACACGGAACTTATCCATTTATATTATACTCAACTCAGGCCAAAATACCAACTTGAATTCCGCCTTTTCTCCCCAAAATGTACAACCTCACTGCGTGTATTTCAAACCCCGATATGCATCCAGCACGAATTCCAAAAACTCTGGACTCATCTGTTCCACCATGCTCTTGCCATCCACGTTTCCTAGCATGGTCACACCAGCTTTTGACAGGTCATCTTCTCTCTTCTCCAGCTCCCTGATGCTGTCTGCCACGGCCGCATCGATGAACGCAGCGAGCTTTGCTCCGTCAACATTGCTTTGTATAGGCATCGGTGCGCCATCATCACCGGCTAACCGGATTACCTTCGGGTCAAGGATAGCCTCTACTTTTTTAAATGCTTCTTTCTCCGGCATCCGCCGCAGATACCCTTTCATTGCACTCACGACCACCAGCTCCATCTGGGTCGCTGCATAATCTTCTACTGAAAGCCATGCTAATCTCTTCATGTCGTTCTCTCCTGCTATGTGTATTTCTGTACTCTCAACATATAGCAGAATTTTGCACATAGCAATGGGTTCGGGAAAAAAATCCTCCAAAAACAAAAAAATCCCCACCAGACAAGACAGAGTGTCTCATCCAGTGGGGTTCCCAAAATCACGCTTCCTGCTCCAGCAATGCTCGTTCTTGTGCTTTCCGTTTCCGGATCATCAGCGTGTGTGCCGTTTTTTCCTTTCTCTTTTCTCTATGGTACCGAATGCAGAGTCCGTTGACCTGCCAGCCGTCCATCAGCACCTCGACCGTTTTATTCGGATTGCATCTGCGGAATCCGATGAAAGCCATCAGCGTCCGGCTGTTGCCGGTGCTGGTCAGCTTGACTCCAAAATTCGTCGTGTAGGTGATCACATCACCGTCAACGATTCCTTCCTTGATGAATGCGAAGTAAACGCCCTTTTCAAATTCCAGGAAATCCGGAGCCTGTTCCACCCGGTCTGCACCCATCTTTCTTTTTCCACGCCGGATATCACTCAGGATTTTGCTTCGTGCCTTGCCGCCAAAGTCACGCAGGCAGCTTCCATCTGTATCCAGACCATTGACATTCAACTTCATGCCGGCCTTGTTGATTTCGGGCAGGGCTTCCAGGCAGCGGATGAAAAAGTCGTAGTTGTGCTTCATCTCCGAAAGAAGCTGTTCTTCCTGGCTGAGTTGCTGCCGTTCGTCCATTTTCTCATTCAAACGCTCTCGCAGGTCATCCACCAGTCTTTCGTAGGTATCGATCTCCGGGCTGGCTTTCCGGCGGCCACGCTCTACTGCTTCTTTCAGCCGCCCCTGCATCTGCGCCATTTTTTCCTCCAACTTCAGAATCAGCTCATCCAGTTCTGCTTTTCTGGAAAAATCCCGTTCTGCGACATGCTCCTGTACCTTCTGGTAGACCATCCGGAATTCCGAATCGATCCATGCGTTCTCCCCGTTTTCTTCATGGTCGCGCTTGATGGCGTACAACATTTCCATGAAGCTCTGCTTGACCGCCGTCTCGTATACAAAATGGGAAGGGCACTTTGCATCTCCTTCGCCAATATAAATCGGATGCCAGGCAACATCCGGGTCTGCTTTTCCCATAAATGGCCCATCGTTGGTCGGTGAGGTATCTTTTAGACTTGAGCACCGCCAAACGGGATAGGTGTAATAATACCGTTCATAGTAGTCATCCGGCGAACTCCCCTGTGCCAACAGCTCACTGCGGCAGGCATCCAGGCACCTGTCATCTTCGAAGTGTGTGGCTCTTGCCTGCAGGGTTCTGCGGTAAAAGGGGGCTCCGCATTTTCCGCATACCAGGTTGTCAAAGACATCCTTGCCCACTCGTTTTTCCCGCTTTTCATCCTTCTTTTTCGTTCGGTTTTTCTTTCTGTGTGCCAGGATTTCCTGTGCCCGCATCCATACCGCGCGATTGATAATCGGGACATGGTGGTCCGTCACATAAAATTTCGGAGCTTCTCCATTGTTTGGAATCGTCTTATGGCTCAGGAAATCGACGGTAACCGTTTTCTGCATTTCGCAGTCACCAACATATTTTTCATTCCGGAGGATAAAATCCACACTTTCGCTTTGCCATTTTGTCCCTTTGGATGAAGGGATTCCCTTTTCATTCAGTTCATTGCTGATTTTGTAAGAAGATTTTCCCAGAAGGAACTCATCGAAGATGAACCGCACCACCTTGGCCTGTTCTTCTACAATGACCCAGTCCTTATTCGTCTCACCGTCCGTATAACCGTAGACCGACCGTGGATTTCCAAAGGCAATCCCTTCCTGAAACCGCTTTTGAATACTCCAGCTGATATTCTTGGAGATCGAATTGCTCTCTTCCTGTGCCAATGCTGAAAGGATGGTCAGGAGCAATTCGCCAGATGCATCCAGCGTATCGATGTTCTCCTTTTCGAAGTACACACCGATTGGCGGGTCACACTGCCGAAGCTGTCTCACGCAGTTCAGCGTATCGACCGTATTTCGTGCAAATCGGGAAATGGACTTTGTAATGATGTAATCGATCTTCCCGTCCAGCGCATCCTGCATCATCTGATTAAACTCGGTGCGGTGGCTACGGTTGGTGCCGGAGATTGCTTCATCTGCATACATTCCGGCAAAAGTCCAACCTTCTTTTTCATTGATCAGCTTCGTGTAATAGCTTTTCTGCCCCTCATACGAAGTCTGCTGGGCAAGCTCATCGGTTGAAACACGGCCGTAAGCGGCAACCCGAATGTCCTTTGCCTTTTTCAGCTGACCGCCGGCAGACACTCTCCGCTTCGTTGCCGGAATCACCTGCACATTGTTTGCAACTGTCCCTTGTGTCATTTGTCTGTTCATCAATACTTCCTCCTTATCATGCCAGGCTGCTGATAGCCCTCAAATACGCTGTCACACTCCACTTCCGTACAGGTGTCATCAAACCAGTGGATTCTAAAATGTTTCGGTGAAAAAATGGTAACGGAAAGCACAAAGGCTTTCACATACGTTCCAACTACTTCATCCAGAAACATCTGCGTCCCTCCCGCCAGAGAATCCAGCCATTGCAGCGTTTTCTCCCGGATTTCATGGGTCTGCTCCAGCTTCTTCCAGTAATCTTCCATGTACCGAACCTGTTCGGCCTGTTGCTGGGCTTCATGTTCCAGCTTCTCCAGCTGTTCTTCTTCATTGAGAAGTCGGTTTTCTAACTCTGTGACTGCTTCTTTATCTCTCGGTTCTCCGAGCACCTCACATCGCACTTTCAATGCTTCTTTTTCCGCCTGAATATCCCGGATGTGCTGGTGGACATCCCGAATGCTATAGTTCACTGCAGACAGCTGGCGTTTCAGAAAATCCCCTTCCTGCTCCATATGGTCGAAATCATGGATCTCTCTCAGCTTCTCAGTCAGGTTCTTTAATGCCTGATTTCTCTCACTATCAATGGGTGCTTTGGAGATCATCTGCATGACCTCATGAACTTCTGCATCCATCTTCTCACCCAGCTTGAATTTTTCGGCAAATGCTTTGCAAAGCAGCATCTGGATCTGCTCTTCATAAATCGGCTCCATCCGGCAGCGCTTCTGTCCCTGCTGGGCGAGCTTTGTTGCACACCGCCAGATGGTTGTCCTTGTTGTGGAATGGCCTTGAAAATACCGTCCGCATTCTCCGCACAGCAGGAGCTTGGAATAGTTCCTTTCGTTTCTTCCTTTTTCAATACCCCTGTACTTTGCCGTGTATACCTTCCAGACTTCCTGTGCTTTCTGCCACAATTCTTCCGAAATGATAGCCGGATGATGATTTCGTATCAGGTATTTCGGCTTTTCCCCCATATTGACCTTCTGTTTATGCCCATTCCTGTGATCGGTGTAGGTCTTCTGACAAAGTACAGAACCGCAGTAACGAACGTTTGCGATCATGTACCGAACATCCGTTGCCGTCCACCCCCGCTTATCTTCTTCCTTTAGTGCGCCAGCTGGCAGCACAGTCGGCTTCCGCTTTTGCCGCTGTCTGCATCCGCTGTTCGGCGGCTGGATATGCATGGCATCCAGCTTCTGGGCGATTTGTGTGAAGCCTAATTCTTCTTTTGTAAAAAGTCGGAACACCATCCGAACAATCTCTGCTTCTTCCGGGATGATGAACACTGCCCGACAGCGGTATCCGTTCTCGTTCACTGTATACTCCCCTTTGCGGAATTCGTATCCGTAGATATCCTTGTTGCAGACATTTCCGGCCGGAAACCGTTTCTGATTGCTCCATGCAATATTTGCTGAAATCGAACGGCTCTCTTCCTGGGCAATGGCGGCCAGCGTAGTAAGAATGAACTCGCTGTAAGCATCCGCTGTATCCATCGCTTCCCGCTCAAACAGGATCGTGACATTGTTTTCCTTTAAAGTCCGCAATGCCACAAGAAAGTCCTGCGTGTTTCGGGCAAAACGGCTGATGGACTTGCAGATCACACGGTCAATCTTCCCCTGCTTGCAGTGCCGGAGCAACCGGTTAAATCCTGTCCGTCCATCTCTGCTTGTTGCGGAAATGCCATGATCGGAATAAATGCCGGCAGATGTCCATCCCGCATTCCCTGCCAGGAGTGACATAAAGTAGCGTTCCTGCATTTCATACGAATCTTCCTGTGCCGGATTGGTGGAGGAAACACGGATATATGCGGCAACCCGAACAGCCTTCTCTGAAATTGATGTTTTCACCGTCGGCATTGCTGGCCGGCATTCCTGCATCACATCGGATGCGAGCTGGGAGAATTCTTTCATACTCTCTGGCTCATTCACCGGCATTTCTTTTACTGGTGCATAGCTGGTTACGGGCTGCTTCTTTTTCTCAGCCCTGACTTTTTGCATGGCGGCAAGGATCTGCGCCACCGATTCATTCTGTTCTGCCTTTTTCTTTCCTTTTGCTTCCGGCAGCTTCATCTTTGACATCAAGTCATTCAGAAAAGCATTTGAATCCATATCGTCCTCTCCTTTCGTCAGATTTTCCTTCTGAAAGGAAAACGTGTGGTAATGCCACCGCCTTTTCCTATCTTCGGGTAGTGACATATTTGCTCTATCCGGCACTTATAGCAAGTGATATCCGAACTATAAATCGTAGAATATCTGCCCATATAATCGGGCAGAACTGACGATTGCGTTGTATGTAAAAGGCTCTCCTTTTCAGGAAAGCCCATGAAGGTCAGATACGTGCTGCGAAGTCAAGTGCGATCCAGCCTGCACCGGATTTCAGCTTGCCCCAGCCTTTCACAGAACCAGCACCAGCAGATTCTGCCACGATGGTGAACACGCCCCTTCCGGTGTAATAACCGGTCTTGCCGTAGTTTGTGCCTGGTCCTTTACGGATGTTGAGGTCATTGATGGACACTCGAACCGCATACGGCACAGATGCAGTCTGATTCACAGGATAGACTGCCTTGCCGGTCGGGTCAAAAACCGTATACCCCGGATTCGCATCCGCGCACTGCTTCGCATAGGACAGATCATGGAACGCCCCTTTCTGGGAAGCTGCATTCTGCCAGCTCTTACGCACACGATACCAGCCAGAGATGTTACCTCCCTGGTTCTGGGCTACGGCATTATACTGTGTCAGGTTCCAGCGTTCGATGATATTGCAGAGATTCTGCACATAGGTGTGGCTGGTGGCATAGCCGCCATCCTTGATGATCTGCACAGCCTTCTTGTAATCCGTGCATCCTGCCAGACCTTCATAACGTTTCCTGCTGTCATTCATCGCACCGAGCAGATATGCCGCATGGTCGGCAATGGAGTCCTCCACACAGGCGTACTTTCGGAAATCAGCGGTGACCGTGACATAGCTGCCATCGGCATTCTGCTCCTGCGTTTTCTTGGTATAGACCGACTTGCCATCCCAACTGCTGCCGCTCCAGCTGTTCCCGGAAAGCGAGATCTTCATGCCAAAGCAGTTATTAGCATTCTGTGCCAATTCACTCTTACCGTAGCCGGACTCCAGAATAAACTGCGCCATCGACACGCAGGCAAGGATGCCGGACTGCTTCTGGTTTTCGGTAAACAATGGACCGATCTCTGCCACTGCCTCGGCTTCAGACAGGTTCTTAAGGGAAGATGCCTGCAGGCCGGATGAAGATGAACCGCCAAGTGCCGCCGTCACCCTTGCTGCCAGATCACCCAGACGGGCGTACAGCCAGTTTCCGGGACAGCTTTTGTTGGCAAACCAGCGATGAACAGTCAGGATCATCTCGTCTGCTGCCGGAGCGTAGTTGAGGGTTTTATTCTTGTCGCCCAGCCACAGGAGCTTCTTCTTGCCGTTACGTTTGCAGATATCGATGCAGAGCTTAACGAGCGAGTTATATACGGCGCTGTTCATCGCATACGGCTCATTCATGTCGCTGGCACATTCGACGGTGACTGCTCTCTGGTCATTGGAATTGCTGGACGAGCACCAGCTGCGGTTCTTCTCCTCCACGCACAGAGAAACACGGCCGTCCGTGCCAATGCCATAGTTGCAGCTGGCCTGACGGGTCGGACTGGTAAAACATCCGCAAATGCTCTCTGCAGAAAGCTGACCTACCACGCAATGCGGCGTGATGCGGTCAATGCTGTGTGTTCTCTGCCCGGAATGGTTCGGGGAGAGTTTGGTGTAAACAACGAGTGGACTATTGGTGTATCCCATATCGATTCCTCCTAAAAAATTGAGACCCGGATCACTCCGAGTCTCATGTGTTTGTGTTATTGTGTTTAAGGGATCAGCAGCTTCATGCCGACCCGGATGGCATTGGAAGTCAGGCCGTTCAGTGCACGGATATCGGCACAACGGCTGCCATCCCCCAGTTCCTTCTCTGCAATCTTCCAGAGGTTGTCTCCAGGAACCACCTTATAGATTTTGCTTGCTGTAAATGCGTAGGTGTCTGCGCTGTTCAGAACATAAGCCAGACCACTTGCTGCTTCCGGGCATTTGATCTTCAGCCAGCCCGCACAGAACTCCACGATCTCGATCAGCGTATTCTTCTTATAGATGGTCACAACCTCTGCACTGGTATCCGGCATTTCCCGGATATTCATAAGAGTCTTGAGCTTGCCATAGGCGATCGCTGCCGGGAGTTCCTCTGCAGTCGGATACTCTTCCTTTCCGGCTTCCTCTTTCTGCTCATCCGTCACAGGGGTGTCCTTCTCTTCCGAAGATTCCTCTTCCGGTGCTTTCCCTTCCGGCTCGTCCATAACCGGCTTTTCCTCCGCTTCTTCTGCACCTGTCACCGGCACAGCCTCCTCCGGGTAGATCACATTGCCGTCATTGTCAAACACACGGCTGCCGGGATTCTCATCGCACTTGGCTTTTGCATTCGCCAGCAGACGGTATGCGCCAAGCTGGGATGCTTCATCTTCCCAGTCCTCACGCACACGGTAGTAGCCGGTCGTCAGCTTTGCGGGATATTCTTTCATACTCATGGTCCGTTCCTCCTAAATAAAATGTGGGAGAGGCTTATCGCCCCTCCCGGTTGATTACTGCTTGTCGATTTTGTCCTGATCTCGCTCGTCTTTCAGCTGTGCCAGCATCTCCTTGAGCTTCTCCGGAACCGGAAGACCGATCACTGCTGCATTCTCGAGACAGCTCAGACCCTCGTTTGCCAGATAGAAGAACACCACAGCGGTGCGGATGGCGGCTCCATTCTGGAGGATCTGTGTGTCAATGATATTGGCAATACCAACCAGCACAAAGATACATACCTTCTTGGCGATACCCTTAAAGCCAACTTCAGAAGAAAGCTCATGCTTGATTGCTGCCGCCAGCACCCCGGTGAAGTAGTCACAGACCACGAACACTACAAGTGCATACAAAAAGCCGTCAAACCCGCCGAAGAACCAGCCCAGGAAACCACCCAGGCCTGCGAACATCCATTCAATCTTGTCGATCACATTCTGCATAATTCCGTCCTTTCCGCCCGTATCCGGGCAATAAAAATAGACAGCCGAAGCTGCCCTTTGATATGGATTGTATATAAAAACACGGACAAGCCGTGGAATTTGATTATCGATAGCTGGCAATCACCGCGCTGGCATTGAACACTCCGATCTTCTTTGCGCCTGCCGCATTCGGATGCAGACCATCAATCAGGTAGCGGCCATTGGCATTCTTTTTCTCGTAGATGTCACAGATACCACAGCAGAAAGTATCAATGACTTCCAGAGACATCCTGCCGGCAAGAAGTTTCAGATAATCGCCTTTCGCCTTGGACTGTGCATAGCTCCGGGTCGTGATATAGCCCTGAATCGGCGTACAGATATAAATCTTCGCCGCCGGGTACAGCTGCTGAAGTTTTTCGATGCTGTACCGGAATGCTGATGCAAACGCCCTGCGGTCCAGCTCTTCGATGGCGACCATTTCATTCTCTGAAGTGAAAGAGCCTTCCATATCGCCGGAAGGAACACCATCATTCGTACCACAGGCGATCAGGATCATATCAAAGTCGGCGTAGGCAGTTACTTCCTTGTAGTGAGGGCTGGTCTTCTCCTTGCCTCGGATGAGTTTTTCCACCTGATTGCCCATGACATTGTTGTGGTTCTGATCCGGTCCGGAAAAGACCGGGTTGCCATCGTAAACGCTGTCCTCATAATCGCACCATCTGGCACTGGGTACCGACAGGTTTACAAACCGCTCCGGCTGGATGATCTCATTGAAGTATCTTACCCAGCCACGCTCCGATGTGTTCAGTGCCGTGATGCTGTCTCCCAAAAACAGGAGCTTCTTTCCGGTGAACGCAGATTTCTGCTTCATGACCACCTGCATATCCGTAGACACGGAACTGATCGTTTTGGAAAGGTTCTGCATATTCGCATCTGCTATTTTGATCGCATCCGCATTTACACTGACCTTTTCCGACAAGGCAGCAAGCTCCTTTGTATTGGTGTCAGCCTGCTCATGAAGGAGGCTGTAATCTTCCCCAAAGTAGCTGCCCTTCACATTGAAGTAATGTGCCTTTACGTTGGACATGGTCATATCATAGGTGCTGTTCTTCGTGAACACGATCTGGATATAGTCATCCTTATACCCGGCATCTTCCAGCTTTTTGGATGGGATTTCAAGCGTGATCCTCTTTGGTTTTCCATCTGTAGAAGCAATCGACCCAAGGTTTACCAGCTTTGAACCAACCACATAGTAGTGCATCAGCTGGTCGTTGCAGTAATCCATCTCGACATAGAGCTTATCAAACCGCTCCGCATGGGGAACTTTGATGCCGCCGCCAGAATACCCGCTCTCATACTCCGTCAAAAAATGATGGATGGTTGACCCTTCATCCACGATCTCCCATTTTCCTTTGGAAAAGACACAGGGCTGGAACGGAACTTCAAGGCTCTGTGACATCAGCGCATCCCGTGCAAGTTTTGCCGCGCTTACACAGGCATCTGCGAGTTTATCCTTTGTAACGGTATCATCCAGGAGTTTCTGTCCGTCCACCGATTTATCCCGGAGCATCGTGCCGGACAGCGTATGGTCGCCAAACGGCATCCTGCCATCCACCTTGAACGGAAAGTAGCCATAAGACCGTTCCGGATATTTACAGTCCACTACAAAAACGATGATATCATTCTCTTTTGGAGAATCCGACCAGTCCGCTGTCACCAGCGTCCCTTCCACTGTATCGTAGGAGATATAGGTCAAAAGAGCATCCGGATTATACGGAACCGGCTCTGGTTTCGTAAGCAGCTTATTCCCCTTCGCACCCAGATAGATAAAGTTTCCGGAAAACTCCAGCTGATGCTCTGTGGTATTCAGATTGACTGCTCCTGTATAAGAAAAAGGCATACCGTTGGCATAGAACTTGTCGGCTCTGGACCGTAGGTGTGCACCAAACGAGTCATAGGTCTTTCCTGCCGAATCGACCCGCGCATCCAGGGTCTCTTTGTCCGTAGTCTTACCAGATGCAATGCTGTTCATCCTGGAATTCAGCGATGCTGCACTCTGCTGCATGGCCGTCCGTCCATCCTCCAGCTGCTTCTGTGCATCTGTCACCTTCTTCGCCAGCGTTGTGGTCGTATCACTCAGGCTGTCATTTACGTTCTGCACCGTATCCGTGAGTTTCTGGGTGACCCTTTCTTCCGTTTCGGACACATTCTTGCTGATGCGGCTTTCTGTTTCTGTCAGTTCCGTATGAACGTCCTCTGCTGTCTGAGTCAGATGATCCTCTGCCAGCCTGATCTGCTCACTGAACTGACTGCATACAGCCCAGTAGTGTTCATTAAAGATTTCCGTTCCAGCCGGGACCGGCAGCTTGGAGATATAGCTGACACCAGTTTCTTGACACAGCACGATGATCAGTTCCTCGTACTCTTTTGTCTTGTCCCAGATGCCGCCATGCTTCGGGACGATGCGTCTGCCAACATACTTAGGCATAGAACACACCTCCCCTCAGCACAGAAGAGATCAGATCACTGCACAGGTCAGATAATCCGATACCCCCCCCCCGAATTTTCAGACAATTATTACGGTTCATCATAGCTTTTCCTTTCTCCGGGATATTCCCGGCATCACTTCATATCCTGTAGTGCCAGTGTATACTTGACCAACGCATACAGCTGATAGCCCCATGCGCAGTGTGCGTAGTTGTTCGGATGCCAGTTGGGACCTCCGTACTGGCCTCGGCCGTATGCCATGTGCAGTACCCTGCCACTCTGTCTGCCGACCGAATCCGCAGACACATAATCCAGCGTAGGATAGCTCTCTACGGCCGGCTGGATCAGATGCCCACTGCATACATAGACACCGTTTGCCTCATCCTGCAGTTCATCGCAGAAATACTGGTAGATGCTCACATTCTTGCTGTGAAGTCCGCCCAGCGTGATCTCAGAAGCCCGGTACTCCGGGTATTTTGCCGGGAAGTAAGTGCCGGTCTCATCAATGGACATGAGGATCACGATGATATCCGGATACTCACGCTTGATCGTTTTCACGATATCCGGGATATTGGCTTTGTACTCTGCAAGAGAACTGTTATGGTTCAGGTTGATCACCACATGGGTCGGCGTGCACAGGTCATAAGCGTTGGCATCTTTTACTTCCGTGCCTGCGGTTTCGCCGGGGATAAGCCGGGTCATGCCGTTATCCGCCAACGTCCTGTACTTATCCAGACAAGCCTTCAGCGAGAAGCCCTTCGTCTTTTCATCGTAGAACGGGTTAATATTAGATGCGTTCTCAAAAGTTGCAAGGTTCAGATCTTCTGCACTCCAGCCGCCCTTACCCATCGCATAGTTCACAACCGTCTTTCCATCCAGCTTGAACGAGGACGAGGAGCCGTAATGCTTGCCATTCACTGTTCCCGGCATGCCGACCATCAGACAGCGGTATTCGGTTTCTGCCGCTTTCGCGTCCTTGCGGTCCAGATCAAACAGGTAGCGCACCCACGACCAATAGTGGGTCGGAAGATCCGCATCTGTTTTCCCAACACCGGCCAGATACCCATCCGTCACACTGTCACCGATGACAAGGATCTTCGGGAACTGGTTCTTTCCCATACTGGCCAAGGTGCTGCGGTGCTTGAATTTGAGTTTCTGCGTCTTATAGACATCTGACACAAACGATTTCTCTACCGTCTGTTCCAGAACATCCTCCCCGCTGTTGACTGCCGTGTTGGTAAACGGTGAATACAGGTCAAAGCGCTCCTCCATCTCCGTACCAAAACCAGCCGCTCTATCCTTCCAGCCGGTCTCTGCAATCAGATGGTCCACCCAGACTGAAACATGATAGTTTCTGGCGGTCGAAAGGTTATTGCAGACCGTATACACCGGAGCCGCCGGGACAAGGCGAAGGTCTTTCTTTTCCGGCACGGCCACCAGCTGATCCAGCCGGGTCGTCAGATCTGTCAGCTGCTTTTTCTGGTTATCCGCCTCCGTCTGCAGGGAGTTCAATTCCTGTTTCAGATCATCCAGCGGCTTATAATCCGTGTATGCTTCGTATACATACTCCGTTCCCTCAACAACGCAGAGCTTCTGTCCGGAAGAGGCCATATAGAAGAACATCACATAGGCATCGCCTTCCTGATAGGTGTACTGGTCATTGGCATCCTCATAGCGGAGCACCTTCTTCGCCTTGTCAAACACGACCTGGCTGGTTACACCGTTCGTGCCGGAGCCTTTGGTCACAAGACCTTTCTCACTGACCGGGATATAATCCGTGGAACCATATCGGAGATTATCTGCATGATACTGAATTATAGACGAGTGTACATAGGCAAACCAGCCCGGACGGTACCTGGAAGGGTCGAGCAGGTTCCGGCTATGGACTGCATCCAGCTTTCCGGATGCCAGGGTATCCGTGTATTCCCGCTCATCCTTGAAAGCCTGTCCTACAACGGCGGCATCTGCGGCCATGCCGGAATAGGATAGTGTCGTATCCACCTTACCTGTACCAATCAGGATCTTGCCCATAAAGACGATCAGGCGGTTTTTGTAATCATACTCCACATTCCCGGACGGTTCATTGCTGAAGAAATCGTTGCGGATTTCTTTTCCGGTATTCGGGCGCACCGGATAATAGAGCACCTTGTCTGTACTGCGCACACGCAGTCTGTATGCTCCTTCATCTATAAATCGGTGCAGAATCAGGGTGATCCTGTTATCTCCCTTCACCAGTTCTACCGACTGGCGGAACACCTCGCCATCTTCCGATTCAAGCATGGCAGTCAGGGTCGTCTCCCCAATGGTTCGGAGTGTGAACTGGATTTCCTGTACAAACACACTTCGCAGAACAGTCAGCGGCACATAGTAGGTCTGGAGTACCGGGCTGCTGCCTTCCCAGATATTGCTGACACCGGGATATAAAAAGGGCAGATCCAGACTGGTCATCGTTTCCTTTGCCAGTGCATCATCCGCACTTCGCAGTGCTTCGATCTCGATTGCCATCTTTTTCTGATTCTGTCGCTCCCTCTGAACCTGATTCCACAGCTTTACAGACTCTCCGCACACTTTCAGGCTCAGGTCCTTCGTATAGGAGCTTGCCCGGATCTGGAATACCCCTTCCGGGATCTCCAATTCCTTTTCTTTGTACTCCTGCGGCTGTTCTGTGTCCCTGGAATCCAGAATGGATGCCACAAACGTACCATTGGCATCATAGCCTGCAACTCCGATCCAGTTGAACACCTGCCCGGTATAGTAGACCTTCTGGCAGGCGGTATCTACCGGGATCAGTGCTGTCGTCTGGACATGCTCAAACTTCTGCGTTTCTCCGTTGATCGTGTTGACTGTAATGCCTTCTGTCAGTTCGCCGGTCGCATCATAGTTTGCATCCACCTTGGATTCCTGCAGTGCATCCAGCCCTTCTTTTGCTTTCGGATAGATGGAACGGATCGCTGCTCCAAGGTTATCAAACGTATTTCCCTCCGAATCCACTCTTGCATCAAGGACTTCTGTGTCAGAGGTTCTCCCTTTTGCAATCTGGTCCATCCGGGCATTCAGAGCCTTGTTTGTCTGTGCGACATTCTGGGCGTTCTGATTCATCTGCTGCTCTGCCGCTGCGACTTTTGCAGTCAGATCCGATTTTGCATTCTCCACACGCGCAGTCACACGGTTTTCTGTCTCGGACAGGCTGGTGTTTACCTTACTTTCTGTGCTGGAGAGATTTTCATTGATACGGCCTTCCGTGTCGGATACATTTTTGTTGATCCGGTTTTCTGTTTCCGAAAGCTCTGAGCGGATATCTTCGGCCGTCTGGGTCAGATGCTCCTCTGCCTCCGCGATCTGCTCACTATGCAGACTGAACAGGCTCCAATACTTCTCATCACTCAGAGCCGTTCCTTTCGGCACTGGAAGATTGGAGATAAAACTGTTGCCGCTGTCTGCATCCAGTACGATCTGCAGCTCTTCATATTCTTTCCGGATGTCCCATTCGCCTGCATGTTTGGGAACGATCCGGCGGCCTGTGTATTTTGCCATATTACCCCTTTCTGTCAGCCTTACACTGACACATCATCCTCGCCATATTCCACGACCAGATGTCCTTCTTCATCGGTTGTGAATATCAGCCCAAGGTCGCATTTTGTTTCAAATGCAAAATAGCCATCCTCCGTAATCGATCCTTCCACGATCTCACGGCACAGCTTTTCTACGGAACTGGACTCCGATCTATCACTCAGTCCCAGACCGTCATCCGACTCAAAGCCAAAGCAGCCTGCCTTGTCTATAAACAGATTTCGGATGCCATCCCGAACAGCTTTCAGGAATGCTGCAAATGTGTAAGTGGCGATCTTGCCGTTATTGATGGCCGCCCTCTCCACCTTTAACGTAAGAGAGAATGACCCAAGGACATCACCTTCTGTGCTGAGCATAACAACATCCAGCGGAAAACGTCCGGCCTGCGCCGTCATAAAGGTCGTGATCGTAAAGAGGACTGCCCCCTTCTCAACGAATACAAGGTCTGGCGCAGTTTCACTCGTGTAGTGGAAGATCGTACCATCCGGACGGGTACCGGAACAGGCTACAATACAATTCTGCGGCACGGTATATTCCACAGAGTTGTTATACAAAACACAGCGAACTTTTCTCGCCTTGTTGTCATACTGCTTGACCGGAACCGTCACCGGGATCAGATTCTCCGTCAGCGACAATTCCACTTCCTGATAAATGCCTGTGACCATTACGAACTCCCTCCTTCCTGATCCGTCTCCTTATTATCTGTTTCCTCTTTGTTTTCCGTATCCTTATCTTCACTACCCGGCTTTTCGGTATCCGGGGTTTCAGGCTCGGTCGGTGTGGTCGGTTCCGTTGGCTCTGGATCAGGTTCTTCCGGTTCATATCCAATCGTCTGCCACTGTTCTCCGTCCCACAGTTTTAACCGAAGGTTCTTCTTATCGACCCAGAAGGAATCCTCTGCCGGGTCTTCCGGCGCACTTTCGGACACAGGGATATACGGCTGATACTTCGCGTCCAGTTCCTCATACAGTTCTTTGGACAGCTTCTTTGCCGTTTCATACCGCTGATCGAGCGTTTTCTGAAGTTCTACAGAAATAGCGGTCGCTGTTTTGTACCGCTCATCCAGTTCCTCCAGCAACTCCTTGGAAAGCTCGGCTGCTTTCTTGTAACGGTCGTCCAGTTCCTTGAGTGTCTGCTCCAGCAGGATTGCTGTTTTGACTGCGGAATCATCTGACTCCCAGCCATATCCCCATGCCTTCCCGCCATCTGTGGAAACAAAAAATCCGGCCGGGCTATTCTTCCACGCAACCGTTGACTGTTTCAGAGTTGCTGCGTTGAATGCGTACCGAGTCGTATTCCCCTTACTGTCCGTCTCATTTTTATAATGAAGGCCGAACAGTGCTGCAAACAACGCACCATCATAGATAATGGAGGCCGAAATGCCGCCCATCTGCTCTCCCACTGCTGTTTCCACACGGACTGCGGTATCGTATGCGGCGGTTGCTGTATTTCGGATACTGTTAAGGGAGCTTGTCAGGGAGGAATTTCGGCTGCTGACCGTAGAATTCGACAGCGTGATGCTGTTATACCGTTCCAAAAGCGAGTCATATTCGGTTTCTGTAACCTTGGAACTGGCTTCAATGCCCAGCTTCGAGATATACACATGAACCGTATCACAGAGCGAGACCTGTTCTGCCTGTACAACATCCTCATATCCGGGTGTATTCCAAAGCTGAATGAAGTCGATTTTAATGTCGACCTCCGGCTCTGTCAGGCTGGTCGTATCAATATAGTCCTGTGCATACTCTCGCAAAGCCGCTTCCGATGGCTTTTCCTGAAAGGCACTGGTGCAGTCCAGCACCGTAATCTTCTGATACGGCACAGATTTTCGGCTGACCATGACCACTTTTTCTGGCAGTTCCATAACCGCCTGCGTTTCGTTGTCTACCCAGTACGGATGCACTCCTGTAATGGTATTCTCGATAGATTTCTCCATCTTGAAATCCGTCAGATTTTTGCCGTAGACGATATGAACGTTGTGGTCCGCACCTCTGGCTCTGTGAAACTTGACTGTGTAGCGGTCCCACTCGAACTCTCCTCCAAAAGTATCCAATACCGAACCATCCATACCGCCAAGACAGTTACGGAAAGATGCCGGAACGGACACAGTAAACATCGCACTGGATGCCACATCTGTCCAAACTGAGAACGGACAGTCGGAAGCCGCATGGCTTTTCAGCCCCTGCACCGCTCCTGCGCACCCACTCACTGAGAACGGGGAAACTGTAATAAAGTTGAGCTGATAGGAAATATGCCGTGCCTGAACTTCCAGCTTTCCATCGATTGGAGTCGTGATCTTGTAGATTCGGAACGGCTGTGGTTGCATCGTATCAGATGGTTTGGCAAGGATGACGTTTCCCTCCTCTAGCATCTCAGCGTGGATGCCATCTGCCGGACAGATGAGCTTCAGCTCATAGCTGCCGTTTCGTTTTTCAGTCACGGTACAAGACTGTGCATCTGCCAGCTTTCCAATGCCGTTATTATCAAATTTCATTTCTCTGGAATCATATAAACATGGGATCACTGGCTGCACCTCCCCTCAGAGCGTCCACCAACGGGGAATGACTTCCACCGCCGTGATACCGCCTGTCCATGTGATCTGTGTCTTTCCTTCCGGCAGTTCCGGGAAGTCATCCGAAAGGATGGTCTCATTGCAGAAGCCGGAAGCGTTGTAAGCGTTGTGCGTCTCACAGTTGAGCAGCACATAGTCTTTGATGCTGTGGATGGTGATCTTCTCTTCCCCCACATACAGCTCGCCGCCGCTGTCTCCGTAAACCTTGAAGATGGGCTGTGCAGGAAAAGCGAAGGGGTTCTTTAAGGTCGACCTGCCATCCAGCCGGATCGTCCGCTGCCCGTCCACGCTCCACCTCTGGGGCTTACAGTTAAATGCCAGCTCCATCTCAGCGGCTTTCTGAGCAGTCACATCAAAAGCAAGGGCATCCTTGCAGACCGCCATCCGAAAGAAATCCGGGTCGTAGGTATCCTGCAATTTCTGATACCCCACCGGCGACAGAAGCCATGCCTTGACTGCTGCTGTCTTAGCTGGCAGTCCGTTGAAGAAAAATGCCTTATACTTGATATCCACGTTCTGATACCTGCGGCGGCCTGCCTTTGCATTCTCGGTGAGGATGTCTCCGTTCCTGCCGGGTACGGAGGTGCTCTCCACATCCGCAGCCGGGGAATCATACACACCGGGACCAGACAAATATAATAGGAAGTCTTTGCTGGACTTCCCGGCAAACGACAGATACTGTCTGGCATATCTGTCTTTTAACTGAAACTGTGATACTGTTTGCTTTGGGGTGTTATAGCCCATACGCATCTCCTCCTTTACTTGAAGACCGAATCATCCTCATGGATCATGTCGTTGATCTTATCGGCAACGGTCTGTGCGAGTTCATCGTCGTTCCGGGCATTATAACCGTTGACTGTGATATACACACCGCCAAGGTTGGTCGTCCGGGTGGTGCCACCTCCGGCCAGAGCCGCCTGCGGGAAGTTCCAGCCGGAGCCATCGAAATGCGGCAAGGTCAGTTCCGGCAGACTGAAGGAGCTGATGCCCTCCATACCCTGCTGTACCTTTGCTGCCATCGACCTGATCTGGCTGATCAGTCCGCCTTCGCCTTTCTTCACACCGCGTGTCAGCAGGTTCATGAAGTCCGGCATATAGGTGTCGGCATCTGCCAGAGGTCCTTCATCCGGCACCGAGAAATGCAGGAACGAGCGGATGCCATCTGCCACATTTTTGACTGCGTTGCCGACCCAGCTCACGCCTTTCTTGATACCTCCAGCAATACCGCTGACAATGTCCTTGCCCCAGCTGACTGCCGAGGAAGCCACATTTTTGATACCGCCCCAAATGGACGATGCCACGTTGCCGATGGCAGAAGCTGCATTGGAGATACCATTCTTAATGGCATTCACACCATTCGAGAATGCCGACGTAACCTTGTTCCAGATATTTGTGACACCTTCCCGGAAGCCATCGCAGTTTTTCCAGAGGCTCGTCAGTCCAAGACCGATGCCACCAACTGCTGCCACTGCGATACCTGCAGGACCCGCCAAGCCGGCAAGTGCTGTACCTGCGGATGCGAGGAACCCACCTGCGGAGCTTGCTACGCCTGCAAGGGCTGTACCTGCGCCAGCGGCCAGACCGGATACGGTCGTACCCACAGATCCGAGCAGACCGGAAAGCGTTGTGCCGACTGTCCCGGCAATACCGCCCAGCGAAGAACCGATAGACGATACGATGCCGGAAAGACTGCCGCCTAAGCCGCCGATCTTCGACACTACACTGGAAAGCAGCCCGCCCAGATTCGACAGGATTCCCCCACCGCTGGAGCCAAGGCTTCCCAGCTTCGAGATGATGCCAGAGATTCCCTCTCCCAGACCGCCCATTTTAGAGGTCAGCCCAGAGATCAGATTGCCAAACTTCGACACGATCTGACCTCCATCTGCACTGCCGATCTTCGACAAGAAATCTCCGATGTTGGACAACAGACCACCGCCGTTCTCTGTACCGAGGACATTGCCAAGGTTCTGCATCGTATTTCCGAGATTTCCGATGGTGTTCTTCATGGAGCCGAGCTTGTCCACAAGCCCCGTGACCGTATTGACCGTGTCACCGACCTTGCTGATGCCGTTGCCCAGGCTCTTTAGGAAATCCGAGTTGAAGGTATCGCCAAGACTGCGGATCGCATTTCCAAGGGAACTGGTCTGAGAACTCAGCTCTCCAATGGAATCCTTCATATCCGTAAAGCCCTGCTTCACTTCATCGCTCATGCCGCTGACTGCGGTTTTGGTGATACCCTGCAGGTCAGTCCAGAGCTGCTGGAACTGTGTTTTCAGACCAGAAAGCCCGGACATCAACTGGGACTGGATACCGCTGCCCACATCCCTTGCAGCGCTGCCGATACCGCTCTGACTTTTCCTGATCGTGGTAGCAAAACTGCCGACCACAGAATCCATCCAGTCGCCCAGAGAATCTACCGGGGTCGTGA